GACCACCTGAAACAACATCTTTTGTCATGTGTTCGTCAAGTAGTTTAGTGATATTCTCTTTTGCCAAGTTTAACGTAGTATTAATCACAACTGTATTTTTAGTTGTTTTAGGTTCACTTGCCATACTAAAAAACTTATTCTCATATTTTTCAATCTTTTCTTCTAGTTTAAGGATATATTCATTCTTTTCAGCGATCTTTTGCTCAAAGAGTTTATCTTTTTCAGATAGTTTTTGCTCACACTGTTTGTCTTTTTCAGATAGTTTTTGCTCAAACAGTTTATCTTTTTCAGATAGTTTTTGCTCACACTGTTTGTCTTTTTTGGCTATATTTTGTTCACACTGTTTATCTTTTTCGGATAGTTTCTGTTCACACTGTTTTAGCATTTTATTTATTTCTTGTTCATACTTTATTTTATAACCTAGTTTACAGCTATTATTTTGATGATCATTTAAATTTTGTTGAGTTGTAAATATCTTTTCACAATACTCACATTTATAAGTATCATTATTTGTACCTTGTATTTCAAGACAGTATTTTGCTTTTTTTTGATGAACTGATAAATTTTGCTTCGTTGAAAACTCTTTTTTACAAAATTTACATTCCATGTTTTTTATATATAAACAAAGGTTTAAATAGCAATTTATGAATATTTATGAATATTTATGAATAGTTATGAATATTTATAGATAATTTTTTTAATGATAGCAGATTAATATTTTTAGAAATAAAAATTTTTAAACGATAATAGTTTAAAAATAAAAATAATTGAAACGATTGAATTATAAAAATCTATTATTTCAATTATCAAAAATAATTTTATCGACACACACAAATTTTGTGTGTGTCGATGTAAAAATAAAACCCAGATTATAATTCAATCGTCAATTCAATTGAAACAACTTTTTAATTGAATTATAACTTTTGAAATAAGTTATAATTCAATGCAGTTTGATAGAAAGATCATATGTGTAAAACAAATCGCTCTCTGTTTACTAGAGTATATATTTAATCAATTTATTACAATTGTAATAAATTTAAAAATCCATTTCAGATTCTGGGTTAGACATCATTCCCAAGTAATAAGATAATACGTACAAGGGACCAGTGAGTAATGCGAGAGTTACGTGCAAGACACGGTGTTCTTTGTCAGCCACTTTTAATGCCAAGAAAAGAGCCCATAAATAAAAAGATAATCCAATCAAGACCATTAACATCTTTGCAGTGGAATTAGAGTTGTTATCATCTTCATCGTTGATATGTTTTACGGCATCTCGAACGGCTTTGTTAAAAACTTGTTGATTATCACATACATTTGACATTTATTATAAATAAAAAAAAAATTATATATATAATGAAATTCCGCCAAAAATTCCAACATCCCAATACATATCGCCGATAGAGAACAAAGGTTCATATCCACTCTCAGTCACATTTTTTCTACAGAATATTTTATAACTTTCGATATCAGTAATATACTCAGGTCTAAAGTAGATAGTTATATAAGTTATATTAAGTTTTGATAACTGCTCTGCTGTCCATTTTATATTTTGAGAAGACCCCTCTCTAGCAGTAATAAAAATAATACCAATCTTTTCTTGTAAAGCATATTGGTAAAGTTTATAGATAGGTTGAATTAACGAGTTTTCATGTATGATCGTTTCATCAATGTCAAAAATAGCAACATATTTTTTAGTTTTATCTCGACGATTGATGATTGAGATTCCCTCATGCATTTTTTGAACGTACTTGTCCATTTATATTATATTATTTAATGCTTGAAAAATAAATTCACTTCCTTCTATTCCTTGGATTCTAGTGACGAAATCTTGATTACATTCTGAACCACTCTTCGTCATATCGCTACAGTCTCTGGTATATAATTCTAATGCAAAAATAATAATTTCATTTCTGAGGTTGTATACATGATCCATTAATGACAATATACAATTGAAGTGTACTGGTTTGATAAGCGATTCAAACGAAATGAGTAATTGAGTTAATTCGTTTCGATTCATTTTTCTTTTTATTTCTTTTTATTTCTTTTTATTTCTTTTAATTCAATTTTAAGTAGGATATAAGTAGTCCCAACAATCATTTACTCTTTTAGCTTTTTGGGTTTGTATATCTCTCTGTTTGGTATCTGTAAATTTATCTGGATGGTTTTTAACCATCCATTTTCTTTTCGAGGAACTGTCTGTAATTTCATTCTCTCTTAAAAATTCTAGACAACGTTTTCGTTTTGTCCAAGTAGTATCTTTGCTTTGATCCATATAATCTTCATTTTCTCTAGGTTGTTTAGGTTTAGGTTGTTTAGGTTGTTTAGGTTTAGGTTGTTTAGGTTTAGCCTTCGGCTCTTTCTCTTTTTTCTCTTCTTTTTCTCTCTTTTTTTGTTCTTTTTTCTCTTCTTTTTCTCTCTCTTTTTGTTCTTTTTTCTCTTCTTTTTCTCTCTCTTTATCTCTTTTTTTCTTCTCTTTGTCTCTTTGTTTCTCTTGTTCTCGTTCTTTTTGTCTTTCTTCTTCGTAATCTTTTTTATAATCGACACCTTGACATCTTTTGACTTCGATCGATGATCTTTTTATTATTTCCATGAATTCGTTAATTTTATCTTGTTTATTCAAAGATAAATTAAGTAGATACAAATCAACGGATAATAGATTATCTCCTCCTTTTTTCATTATACGTTTTTGTAATATATTTTCGATATCCTTTTGTTCATCGGGTTTAATAGAATGGAGTCGGTAGATCTGTACGGTTTGTTTATCTTTCGGTAATTTGATATGACTTTCATATCGAACAGCTCTGCCGATGACTTGGGCAATGACAGACTCATTCCAAGCGGGTTCCATGATAACCACAAATTCTGTATTTTTTAAATCTAATCCTTCACCGCCTGCTTTTGAGATTAATAATATATTAATTTTATTTTGGTTATACTCATCTACCGCTTTTTTACGTTTTACGATAGACATACTTCCATCGATATGTCGAAAGTCTAAATCTATTTCTTCCAATTTAGTCATTAATGCTTTCAAACCACAGCTTAAGAAATGACTGAAAATTAGAATTCTTGATTTGGGGTTCTTCTTTATCTTTTTCATGATCCAGTCTATTTTAGGTGACTCTTTATCTAAAATATTACTTGCTCTACGAACACCGTTATAAAATGTTTTTAAATTATTTGAATTTCCAAAAATATCATAGTTTTCTTCTCTCAATATATTCTGTTCGATCTCTTCATAATTGTGTAAATATTCAGGAGACATCTCGATGAAAACATTATCCACTTTTGAAGATGGATATTTTTCTTTTATTTCTTTTAATGGAGGAGAATAAATACTTACTTTACAGTCAAAATAGTCTTCCAACAATCTAAGATCAGATCCCAGTTTGTTAAAAGTGTATTCGGAGATAGGGTCAATTCCGTTTACCATTGCCATTAGATTAACAATATCACTTTCTTTGTTATAAAGAGGCGTGGCTGTTAATAATAATACTTTTTTAGAATGTTTGGCACAATCTAGTAAATGAAGGGCATTCACTCCTTTTTCTTTTGGTCCATCGATTTCTGTTCTTAAGTTATGTGCTTCATCTAAAATGAGTAAATTTTTTTTACAATTGATGTGTCCCTTTTTGTTGGCATTGGTGAAAGATTGAATAGTGTAAAATTCATATCTTTCATCATCGCGTTTAATTCCATATTTTATCATTGTTTCTTTAAAATTTTCTTGGAGACTTGTAGGCGTAACGACAATTACTTTCGAGTCTTCATTTTGATCTAGAAAACATTGACTGACAGTAACTGCGGTCAATGTCTTTCCTGTTCCGACAGAATGAATCACAAGCAAACCTCTATGCGTATCATTTTTTAAAAATTCAACTACTTTTAGTTGATGATTCTTTAGAGCAATTTTACTTCTTTCGATGCAATCTAATTTTTCTTCTTGTTCCGGACTTTTACTTTCAGGACTCTTCTTACTCTTGGGACTCTTCTTACTCTTGGGACTCTTCTCAGAACTTTTCTTACTTTCAGGACTCTTCTTACTCTTCTTACTCTTAGGACTCTTCTTAGGACTCTTCTCAGAACTCTTCTTACTCTTGGGACTCTTCTTAGGACTCTTCTCAGAACTTTTCTTACTCTTTATAGGAATATCGATAAATTCGATCTTTAAGTCATCGCATAATTCTTTGATTTTCATTTTTTTAGCAGTTTGTTTAGAGATCCCCAAGTCTTTCACAGCTAGTTCAACAAGTTCATCTTTCTTGTAAGCATTTTTATATTCTTTTACTCGTCGAGGAGTACAAACTCGGTCTTTCTTTTCTTCTTTCTTTTCTTCTTTCTTTTCTTCTTTCTTTTCTTCTTTCTCATAAACTTTTAATTTTAGCAATTTACAGAGATCAATTAGTTTCAATTTTCGAATTTCTGTTTTTGTCATTTTGAGTTGATCGAGTCTCTCAAAAGCCATCTCAATCAACTCATCTCTGGTATACGCATTGTTATTTAATCTCTTTACAATACCACATTTTTTCATCATTTTTATTATTAAATAAATAAATAAATTATTTATTATATCTGAAATCTGTCTTATATAGAATATCTGTCTTATAAAATTGATATCATTTTTTAAAAATATATCAAAAATTAACAGTTATGTCAGTTTGTTGTTTTACGGATTGTTCTAATCAACGTATACCACGAGGTAAATATTGTGAATTACATAGATCATCAAAAAAATTATGTATCGAACCCAATTGTAAGAAGAGTGCAGTAGGAAAATCTGATAAATGTGTTGAACACGGAGGTGGATCAAGATGTGTTGAACCTAATTGTAATAAAAGTGCACGAAGTAAATCTGATAAATGTATTGAACACGGAGGTGGATCAAGATGTGTTGAACCTAATTGTAATAAAAGTGCACAAGGAAAATCTGATAAATGTATTGAACACGGAGGCGGAGCAAGATGTGTTCAACCTAATTGTAAGAAGAGTGCACAAGGAAAATCTGATAAATGTATTGAACACGGAGGTGGAGCAAGATGTGTTGAACCTAATTGTAATAAAAGTGCAGTAGGAAAATCTGATAAATGTGTTGAACACGGAGGCGGAGCAAGATGTGTTGAACCTAATTGTAAGAAGAGTGCACGAAGTAAATCTGATAAATGTATTGAACACGGAGGAGGATCAAGATGTCCCCATTGTATTGATTGGATTGATTCAAGAAGCGGTAGTAAGAAGTACGATGGATATTGTGCAACGTGTTTTAAACGGGTATTTCCTGATGATCCACGTTCAACGATCATTTATGAACATACCAAAGAAATCCGTGTAAGAAATGCAATCACAGAAGCATCACAAACGAATGAGTTATTCCATGGGTTTGTACACGATCGTACTCTCTATACAGGAAATTGTGATTGTACTCATCGTCGTAGAGTGGACCATCGTAAATTGATAGGAAATACAATGGTAGCAGTTGAAACAGATGAACATGCGCATCAAAGATACGATGAAAAAGATGAAGAGATACGGTACGATGACTTGTATATGATCCATAGCGGAAAATGGGTATATATTCGCTTTAATCCAGATATAACAAGAACACAAAAGTCAGATATAGAAGATCGTAT